AAATTACCGGTAGTTGGTAAATTATTTGATGGTGTCGTTGGAAAAGCTGGTAAATTACTAGGGAAAGTACCGCTAATTGGCGGATTATTATCTAAAATATTTGGCAATGGTAAAAAGTCAACTGCAGCAGGAACAATGATGACTGCTGCTGATACAATGATGGCCGCAGCTAACAAAATGAACGGTAATGGAACAGGGGCTGGTGGTGATTATGTCACAGGGTCAGCAGTGTCGGGTAAAGGTAAATTTACTTTAGGTCAGAAGTTAGCTAATTCAAAGTTTGGTTCAATCATTGATAAAACGTTCTTAAAAGGTGCATCACTTGCTGGTAAGGGTGGTCTTAAAGGTGGTCTTGGAAAATTACTAATGGGTGGTGCTTCAGGATTAGGAAAGTTATCACTGGGTGGTGCAGGCTTACTAACAAGATTTGGTAAGAGTGGTCTTGGAAAATTCTTAGGTGGTGCAGGCAAACTTATTAAGGGCATTGGTAGACGTGGTTCTGGTGGCCTAAATGCCTTGTTTGCTGGTTTTGATATCTTTAGTGCTTTAAAGAATAACAAGGCAGGAACAACGGCCCGTTACAAAGGCGTCGGCGCTGGCATTGGTGGCGGAGTTGGTGGAACGTTAGGAGCTGCATTGGGCTCTTTCCTAGGACCGATAGGAACTATAGCTGGTGGCGCTTTAGGTGCTTGGGGTGGTAATAAAGCTGGTTCTTGGATTGGTGGCAAATGGAAAGGTGCTAAGCAAGGTGCTGGCGAATTATGGGACAAAGCAAAACTTAAAGGATCTGACTTGTTTGGAAAAGCAAGTATTAAATTTTGGGATGTAAAGGATAAGTTGTCAAATATCAAGATGCCCAAATTTAAAATGCCAAAGTTAAGTAATCCATTCAAAGGGTTCAAAATACCAAATATTACTAAAGGACTTAAAATGCCGAAGATTGGCAATCCATTTAAAAACTTTAAGATGCCAAAAATTAGCCTTAAGAATCCGTTCAAGGGATTTAAAATGCCTAAGATTAAAAACCCATTTAAAGGATTTAAATTACCTAATCTTACCAAGGGATTAAAAGCTCCAAATATTAAAAATCCATTTAAAAACTTCAAAATGCCCAAGTTCAAGATTAAGAATCCATTTAAAGGATTTAAGATGCCGAAGTTTAAAGTCAAGAATCCGTTTAAGAATTTTAAACTACCTAAATTTATGAAGAGCAATCCGTTCAAAAAGTTTAAGATGCCTAAGATTAAATTCCCCAAGGCTCCAAAATGGTTAAAGAAAATCACCGGTTGGTCTAAGGGAGCAAATAAGGCTAAAAAGGAAACGGATGGTGCTAATAAATCTACCAAGGCATCTTCTAAGCATCTAAAAAATGCTGGTAAGGATGGTAAAAAGTCTGGTAAATCAATTGGAAGTGCCTTTAAAAAGGCATTTGATAAGGTTGGTAAATCTTCAGGCAAGTTCAAGAAGTCAATAAGCAAGGCATTTAAGGGTGTTGGTAAGTCTGGCAAAAACTCGATGAAAAAATTTTCTTCTAGCATTAAGTCGGGTATGAATAAGGCTAAACGAGCTACCAAGTCTGGTGCTAAAGGTATTACAAAAGCTCTTAAGTTCAAAAATGTTGGCCGTTCAGCAAAGTCTGCATTTAATAAATTGAGTTCATCAGTTAAGCGTGGTATGAATAAAGCCAAACGTGCTGCTAAATCTGGTGCTAAAGGCATTACTAAGTCGCTTAAATTCAAGAACATCGGTCGCTCAGCAAAGTCTGCGTTTAATAAGCTTAGTTCATCCGTAAAACGCGGAATGAATAAGGCTAAACGGGCAGCTAGAAGTGGTTCTAAAGGAATTACAAAGTCAATTAAATCTGGATTACGTGGCGTAGGCCGTGCAGGAAAGAGTTCGTTTAACAAGCTTAGTTCGAGCGTTAAGCGTGGCATGAACAAAGCTAAGCGTGCAGCACGTTCTGGTTCTAAGGGAATAGCACGTTCCGTAAAATCAGGACTACGAAGTGTTGGTCATGCCGGTAAGAGTAGTTTTAATAAATTAGCTAGTTCAGTAAGAAGTGGTATGAATAAGGCTAAGCGCTCTGCTCGTTCAGGTGCAAGAGGAATAGCCCGTTCTGTAAAGTCAGGCTTAAATAAAGTTGGTAGTGCTGGTAGAAGCAGTTTCAACAAACTGGCAAGTTCTGTCCGCAGTGGTATGAATAAAGCCAAACGATCAGCACGTTCAGGAGCGAATGGTATTGTTAGTGCCATCAGGTCTGGTATGAACAGGGCATCCAGTGCAGGCCGGGGTGCTATGAGCAAATTTAGTAATTCAATTAGAAGTGGAATGAGTCGTGCGAGAAGTGCAGCACGCTCGGGAGCTAGCCAAATATCTTCTGCAATCAGAAGTGGATTATCAAAGGCTTCTAGCGCTGGAACTAGTGCGATGAATAAACTATCAAGTACTATTACAAGTGGCATGAATAAGGCCGTTAGTTCAGCCAAAGCTGGTGCTAATAAAATTACATCAGCCTTGAAATCTGGTTTTGCTCGTGCAGTATCTGCCGCACAATCATCGACTTCAAGAATTGCTTCATCAATGAGTAAGATTGGTTCAAGTGCAAGTTCTGCATCGGGTAAAGTCCGTTCTTTGGCAAGTGCCATTAATGGACTACATTCAAAGACGGTCACTGTTACCGTTAAAACCAAAGGTAAAGTTCCACATGCCAAGGGAACTTCTGGAGCTCGTGCAGCATTTTCTAAAATGACACCAGGTTATGCCAAAGGAACTAAGGGCGGTGGACATCCTGGAGGATTAGCCCTTGTTAATGATTCGAAAACTTCTAATTGGCGTGAGGCATTTATGTTGCCTGACGGTTTAGTTGGCATCTTCCCTAAGAAACGCAACTTAACAGTGCCATTACCAACTGGTACACAAGTATTAAATGGTGACGATACGAAGAAGATGTTCCCACATTACGCTAAAGGAACTGGCAATTCTAAACCTGCATTTAAGCAGGGTGGCAACATTAATGTCACTGTTAATATTAATGGTAGTGCGTCTGCAAATGATGCCAAGACAATTGCTAATACGATGGGTGAGAAACTGTTAACGATTATCCAACCACAGATGATTTAGGAGGTAGACAATTGGCAAAGTTAACTGATGCAAAAGGTAAAACTGTAGTCTTGTCCGTTGAGACTGAAAACGAGCAGTTAGAAAATACCGTTTCAACACATCCAGTCGAGAATGGTTCGCCAATAACTGATCATGCACAAATGGAAAGCAAATCATTTGAATTTGAGGGTAAACTTATTGGTAAGAATCAAGCAGAGGTGGATGATAAGTATACACAGTTATTAAGCTGGTTTCACAAGTCAACGCTGCTTCAATTTCGTGGTGCAATTCGACATAATAATATGCTGATTAATCACCTTGAAAAAACATATGACGACGGTGGTTATAAGAATGCTGTTAAATTTAACATTTCATTGATGGCCGTTTATACAGTTAACGTTTATTGGAAGAAGGCTAAAAATTCAGGTAAGAAACAGGCAAAGCCAAGTGGTGCGGTATATGTCACTGTACGTCCTGGTAACACTTATTGGGGATGGTGGATGAAATATGGCACACCTATCCAAACGCTTAGAAACTGGAATCATTGGCCAGATAGGCGTATTCCAATTGGTGTAAGAGCGAGGGTCAAGTAATGGAAGAAAGAGCATTTATTGATATAGATATCAATGATTTACCTGAAGAATTTGAGATTGAATTAGCGGGTGATAATGTTTATTTACGCTTTGACTTTAATGAAGAAGGTCAATTCTATACTGTTGATCTATTTAACAATGCGTATGAGCCAATTGTTACTGGTGAACGTTTAGTGTACGGCCAACGATTGTGGCGAGATTACACTAAACCAGAGATACCACAAATTGACATCGTACCGTTTGATATATCACATAAAGAAAATACCGTTACGTCTGAAAATTTTGGGCGAACGGTATTTTTATATTTAATGACTTTTGAAGACGATGAGGTGGAATGATGTCGGTTACAAAGCAGTACCTGTTTGAGGTGTATGTCGAAATTCACACCAATGGTGGCATATTAAAATATGTTCATAATAACAATATCAGTCAGTCAATGGATATTGAATTTAGTCTACCTTTTGACAATACGAGTGATCGCAGTGTCGGTGAAGTTACTATATGGAACATGAGTAAGATTAGCTTTAATCGTATTTCACAAGGCAACCATATTGTTATTAAAGCTGGGTACCATGGTGATGTCGGCGTTATCTTTGATGGTGAAATATTTAGAACAACGGTCCCAAGTAGAGAAGGTGGTGATTTAAACTACACTTTACGAGTTGTTGAAGGTAAAGAGTATCGCAAATTAAAACATATCTCATTAACATTTGGAGAAGGAACAACTGCAAAAACCATTATCAATAAAATTGTACAAAAGACGGGTATCAATTTGAACTTTGTATCGCTAGGACGTAATTACGTTTTCAAAGAGGGGTATACGGTAGATGGTTCGCCGTTTGATGCCTTAAGTGATGTGGCCGAGCAATCACGAGCAGCCCTTTATTATCGACGTGGCCAATTAACTATGCGTTGGCTTTATGATGATAAAGTCACTGGTAATTTTTATTTAACTAATAATACCGGACTTATTTCATCACCAACAATGGAAAGACGAGATGATGACTGGGTAGAAGATGATGACAACGATGGGCTGGGTCGCTATTCATATTCAGCTGATTCGATTCTTAATTATCGGATTACAACTGGCGAACATATTCATTTAAAGAGTGAGTTCGTTGATGTATGGGCAGCAGTGTTAAGTGGAGAACATGCTTTTGATGGTGAGAATCCAACAACATCATTAGAGTTAGGAGTGAAGTAATGACAGATACTGGTCAAATGCCAAAAATGCGTGATAATGACGTGTCTTTTTTCCTAAATGTACTACCAAACACAATCAAGGCTACGTTAAACGTTGCGCAATTAGGTCGAGTTACTAGATTGTACAACGACAACAAAAAAGCTGAAGTACAACCTATGGCATTAAATTCAGATGGCACTAAGCGAGCACAATTAATTGGTGTTCATGTAGGTAAAACGAAACGAGAGTTCATATCAGTTGGGGATGTAGTCATTGTACTGTTCTTAGACCGTTCGATTGCTAATTTTGATGGTTCTAATAATACATTCAAGTTGTCATCAACACGTCTACATGACTTGAACGATTCATTTATTGTGGAGGTCTATTGATGAAAGATATTTTTTTAGATGATGATGGTGGCCTAGATTTTAAAACTGTTGTTGATAAATCGGATGAAGTGATGCAATCAATCCGAATAATTTTAGAAACAAAGTTAGGTGAATTTATCGGTGCTCCGGAATTAGGTTTAGATCGCACCGACTTAATTGACAAAGAGTTTAATGCTCGTTATGCCAGTCAGGCAATTCATGATGCATTAGGCCAAGACAATCGTATTGGTGTGATTAGTGTAAATGTTATACCAGATTTTAATAAACGAACGACTCTGGCCAAACTAATGTTAACTGTTGATGGTGAAGCAAAAGAAACGGAGGTAGAGCTAAATGTTGGATGATAATGGATTCACACGACCAACCTATGAAGAACTAGTTAGCGACTTAACTGCAAAATGGTTAGAACTGTTTGGTAGTGATTCGGATACAAGTTCACATTCAGTTGCAGGCGTATTCATCAGATTGATTGCTTATTTTATGAACATCCTTTATCAGTTAGCAGAACTTGTTTATAATGCACAATTCTTAAGTACTGCAACAGGTGTATCACTTGATAAATTAGCTGCAAATTATGGGCTCTACCGTAATCCAGCTGCGCAAGCAATTACAGAGTTATCCTTTGTTGGAACCCCTGGCTATATCTTGCCAGCCAATACGTTGTTTAAAACTGCTGAAGGAATTGAGTTTCAGACGGCTGATGATTTGATATTGTCTGTGGATGGTAAAGGTGATGTTACTACCTATGCGACTAATACAGGTTCAACTTATAACGTGCCAGCCAATACCATCATTTATCAAGTTGAACCAACATCAGATATTATTTCTGTTACTAATAATGAACCAGTTGAATCTGGGGCAAATGCGGAAACTGATTTAGAGTTGGCCAATCGTATTAGAATTGCCAATGATACTCGGCCATCAAGTCCAGCAAACGGTATTATTTCAGCAGTCATGGAAGTTACTGGTGTTAAGACCGTTCAAGTTGTACAAAATAATGCTTTAACTGAAGATGAATTTGGTAATCCGCCCAAGACGATTCATGTTTATGTTGATGGTGGTGATGAAGAAAGAATTGCTGATGCGTTATTTAACTCAGTATCAGCAGGTATTCAGACAGTTGGATCTAAACAACGAGCAATGACAGACAACGCTGGCTTTAGCGATAATGTCATTGCTTTTGATTATGCGCAACAAAGTACTGTCTATGTATCAATTGCCGCACAAACTAATCTAGATTTTGAAACAGATGGTATTCAACAAATTAAAAATGCCGTTAATGATTACCTGACTAACGTCCCAATGGGTGGCATTGTAAGATTTTCATATCTTTATAAGTACGTTTATGACAATGTACCTGGAATTGATGTTATTGAAGTGAAAATTGGTGTAGATAAAGATAACTTAACTATGGCTGATGTCCAGTTAGAACAATTCGCCATACCAGTAACAACTTCAGAAAGTTTAATGGTGACCGAAAATGCATGATTTTAAAGAATTATTTCTTTCAAAGTTGCCAAGTCCTATCAACCGGTTTGCCAAACAAACCATTATCTTTGCTACTTGGTTAAATTCTACTTTCCAACATCTTATTGGCTTGTATCAGACAATTGATGCATTTAGAGATTTAAATAAAGCAAGTGGGAAAGCGTTAGATAGAATTGGCGACCAATTTAATCAACAACGTGGTTCAGCCGATGATGATTTTTATCGTATTATGATTCGTTCTAAACAAGCTACCAATATTGGTATTACGACCGTTAATGGTTTGATCAATATGATTGCACGTTCTTTAGACATTGAACCAGATAAAATTCGAATTGAACCATTGCGCAAATGCGTTAACGGGTCATTAGATGATGGAGAACCGTTAGCAATTAGAATCAGTAATATTCCTATTGAATGGGCACGTTCAGACTTTGAGCAAAATTATATCTTAGACCGTATTAAAAATGGTGTGGCAGCGGGTGTTCGTGTTGATGAAGTAAGCTTTGTGGATAATTCAAACGCTGTATTAGCCGTTCGAGGATTAACGTCTGCTACTGTCACATATGAAATTAATGGGGAGGAAGTAATTAATGGCTAATAAATTCACTAATTTTAAATTTACTAAAGAAGGTAAAAGCACTCTTACTAATGTTTTAGCAACAAAAGGGGCTATAGCAATTACCCAAGTCTACAGATTTGCTACTAAGCTGAATGATAGTTTAGTTTTCACTCAACTTTCTGGGTTAAACCCTAAACAAATTAAACCCGTTGGAACAGTTTCAGCACATCAAAACACAGTTGAAACACGCTTACAAATAGATAATTCAGAATTAACTACTGATTATAATTTGCAAGGCTTAGCTTTAGTTGGTACCTATAATGGCGATAATTTTGTATTAGGGTATATCAATACTAATGAATCAACCAATGTACCAGCATTTAGTGGTGATCAAGTTCAAACGATTGCTTTAGACGTGTCCTTTGCTATCTCTGATACTTCTGTAATCACGATTAACACACAAACGGCTGGAATGTTAACAGTTGCTGATTACAATGCATTAGTTGCTTTTATTAAGGAACAGGTGGCACCATTATCGGTTGATAAAAAGGTCGTTCACTTAACCAATAACGAGATTATTGATGGTATTAAAACATTTAAGAAGAAAATTTCAGGCTCTATAAGCGGTAATGCGAATACGGTGGACTACATTAATATCCATCAAATTGCAACAAATATTGACTTGAACACCATCACGACAAATGGAAATTATTTATCAGTATTAGAGTCTAAGACAACCAGCAATAAACCAGGTGGAACCTCAGAACAATATTCGCTTGTTTCACTAGGTAATATGCAATTGTTTAGTGATATTAAAACCGATAAAGTTTATATCAGAAATCAGATTAAGACTGATACTTTCACTTCATGGAAGATAATTCTTGAGGATGTTAATCAGACTTTAAGGTCACAATTTAATTTTTCTAAGACGCCGACCGTTAATAGTAAACCAGTGGCACTTCAAGCTGATTTAGCAACTGAAACGGCTAACAGGTCCAAAGCAGATAAAGACATTAATAAATCACTATCAACGGAGACTACCAATCGTAAAAATGGTGATGAGGTTAATGCGACAGCAATTCAAAGTGAGGCTACCGCTCGTTCACAAGCTGATAGTTCCGCAAGTGTTGCACTTAATAGTGAAAAAGCAACACGTTCTGCTGCTGATGTAACTATGTCAAAGAGTTTAGCAACAGAAACCACAACACGGTCTGTTGCTGACGCAGGGATAACAAAGAATATTAATACGATAAGTGGTC